TCCCCTTCGCGCTGCGACGCCACTGGAACGTCTGTTTGGGTTTCGGCTTCTCCGCTCGCGCGAATGCCTGCGGGTTGCGGGACAGGCACGAGAGGAGCTCGTCACGGGCCTCGATCGCCGCGCGCATTGCGACATCGCTGCCGCCGTGGTCCGGGTGGACGCGCAGTGCGACCTCGCGGAACGCACGCTTCACGTCCTCGAGGCCGAACGGCGGCACGAGTCCGAGCGACAGCTTTGCGGCCGCGGCGTTCACCAGAGGGACGGTGGCGGCGGCGGGTTAATCTTGCGCTGGTAGCGCGCCTTCTCGCGCTCGTTGTGCTCGGCGCGATGTCTCGGGCAGTGGCAGGAGCCGCGTCGCCAGGCCGGCTCGGAGCACAGGATGCAGAGTCCCTGCTCGCGCTGCTTGATCTGCCACGCGCGCTGTCGAGAAACGTTCGGGGAGATTTTTCGTCGGACCCTTCGCTTTGTCGTGAGCATACATCTGCTCTTGCACGTCTGCATTTGACGCGCAAGTGCAGGATGCGGTAGAACGAAAATTCTCTGGGTTCGTCTGAAGGTGGGCGGTGGGGCGTGCGGATGGGCCGTGCGTCCTGCCGGCCGCCCCCGTCCGGTTAAGGGGTCAGGAATGCCGAAACGACAGGTGCACGGGCGGGTAAGCAGGCAAGGGCGTGGCAAGCTGACGCCGCATCAGGAAAAGTCCGACGCCGGCAAGCAGGCCGCCGCAATCATGGCATCGCTGGCACCCGGCATCGGCTCGCCGACCAAGCTCGCGCGAAAGCCGGTCGACATATTGGCGGTGCTCGACCAGCAATCGGTCACGCCCGATCGCGTGCAACGCCTCTCACAACGTGTGCTCGGCGTGGCCGAAAAGGCGCTCGAGCACGTCGGGCATCACTTGCTCGCGCTGCAGCCCGGCGACGAGCTCACGACCGGCGTCAAGACGACAACGACCGTCGCGGCGATCCTGATCGACAAATGGCTTCTGATTCAGCAGCAGATCGCGCACCTCGAGGGCAAGAGCAGCACCGCGACGGTGGGCGAGCTGAACGAGAAAGCCGCCCGGCTGCTCGCGATCACGCGAGAGCTCGAGCGGCGTTCTCAGGCGGTCGACATCACGCCCGACCCGCCCCCGTCCGACTAGGAGGCGCGCAGGCTTGTGTAGGTGTAATCGGTCCACCGCTTACCGGTGCGGATTTCGAGCGCGCCGTTACGGACGCGAATGAGGTCGCGGTGTTTCGCCGTGAGCTTGGTCACGCGCAGCGCGGTGGACAGGTAGCAGGTCCGTCCGGACGCTAGCTGCTTGTCGATGAACGCAAACATCTGCTCGGCACGATTCATTTTCTCCCCCGTCCGACTAGAGCTCGCCGGCTTCGATGTCTTCGATCAGCAAGTCGAGCTCGCCCTCGAGCTCTACCAGGACGTGCGCGGATTCCACGTCCGGCACCGAATGGAATTCGTCCAGCAGCTTTTTCAAGCTGCGCAGACGCACCAGGATTTCGCGCATTTTTTCCATGTTCGCCCCCGTCCGACTAGGCGTGCGTTGCAATCACGATCGGCACGCCGGCGAGCGCGCGCGAGCTGCAAGCGTGGCCCTTGGGTGTGCACGAGCCGCAACGTCCCGGGCACGCAAAGACCTTGTCGACGCCGAGAACCGCGCGCGCCCGCTCGCGCAATTCGGCAAGGTGGCGCTTGAGCTCGAGCTCGTGCCCTTTGCGGTAATCGGCCTTCGTCGAGATACCGTCCACGGCCGTGAAGGTGCCACGCGTGCACGCGAGCTCGGAGACGCGCGCGAACATTGCCGCATCGTTGTCGAAGCGCGACCCGCTCGATAGGTTCAGCAGATAGTTATCGGGAAACGGATTGCGCGCACCCCAAGCCGTGAAAAGGTGCCATGACTTGCTGTACCCATACGTCTTGATATCGGAACGCGCGTTGAGCGTGGCGAACCAGAAAGCCATGGTTTCGAGCGTTGCGTGGTCGCCGTCCACGTATAGGCGGAAGTCGGTGCCGTGCGGCAGCTTGGCGAATTCAGCCGCAATCATTGCGCGGCCCCATTCGGTACGCTCGAGCACCGTATTGATGAGCATGCGAAAGAACGGCGCGGGATAGCGCCAGGCTTTGAAACTGTAGCACCAATTCGCGCACGAACCGGCGCCGGGACAAGTCACAAGCGGAAGTACGGACCACGCGAAGAACGGCAGCTTGCCGTTCCCGCGCGCGAACAAGCGGAGAGGAGACGCGAGCTCGCCGCGGGCCTCGAGGAAGTCCGCCGTCCTGCGGCCGAATTTCCACCAGTGTCCGCCGGCGGCACGCGTTACGCGGCGAATCTCGTGGGCGAGCGCGATAACGTCCGCATCGGTCGAGACCGCGGCAGCCATTTCGGCAAGGCGCATGCAGCGGTGTCGCGGCATGCGCGGCTTCTTTGTCGTTCGCATTAGATTCTCCCCATTTCGCGCATTGGAAAGACGCGCGTCCGATTGCCTGACCTGGCGATGCCAAGCCGGGCAATCGAGCTCGAGTCCTAGCGGTCGCGAGGGTCAATCTTGTCGTCGAACATGCAGAACAGCCCGGACTCCATCGCGTCCTCCGCGCAAGCACGGCAAAAGAGGGTGCCGGTGTCGTCCTGCATATCGACGCGGTAAAGGGTTTCGCCGGAGCCGTCGCCGGCCAGAGGGTCGATGCGAGTCAGACACGCGCGCCCGTGGTTCGCCTTGCATCCCTTGTCGAAACACCCGCAAAGCACCATGCGCGCATCGCGCTCCGCCGCGGTCGAAGTCCAGAAACGTGCAGTCATTGTCATTCTCCTTTGCGGCTCGAGCCGCGTTTGTCGTTCCACCTGACAGATAGGGGTTAGGCTATTCCTTGTCAATAGCAGATAGAGCACGATGGAAAGAAATCGTGCCCGAACGAACGAAAATTCTCGAGCTCGAGCGCGGCATCTATACGACCGAAGCGCCAGGTCTATACGACGCCGCGCGCATTTCTGTCGTCGGTAATACGACATTGATATCGTGTATCAATGATCGCTGATTCACGACGCGCGACATCGATGTCGTGAATGACCGGTCGCCAGACTCCACCATCACCCCCCCAAAGGAGAATTGACATGGGGGCCCCTTTCCGGTCGCGGCGCTTGGAAAGGGTCAAGTAGCAGATTCAGCTACAGCTACAGATGCAGCTACAGCTTGAGAATGCCGAAGGCAGAGAAGAGAGAAGACAATTCACCCCCTCCCCTAGTTTTGCGCAGCTACTTGAGCTCCGGGGCGGTTTGCCCTGAGTGACTAGGTGGGGATGCCGTCAGGAGGATTCTGAACCTGCCTGCGGCGCCGCGACGATCTGTCGGGCTTGGAGTCTCTCCTACGCCCGTCTGAGTCAGAGCGCAAGAGGCGGACGATCTCTTGCCAGATCGCCTGGCGCACGCCTTCTGGGTCGTGGTCGACGATCGCGTTGGTCACGCGCATCGTTCTGATGCCGCGCGCGGCCATGGCGGCATCTCTCGTTGCGTCCCAAGCTTGTCCCTCTGCGGTGAAATGGCTCGCGCCATCAACCTCGAGCACGAGGCGGATCTTGGGGCACCAGAAGTCGACGATGTAGCCGAGGAGCAGCGCCTGCCGGCGGAACTTCACGCCGAGCTGCTGGTTGCTGATCATGTCCCAGACTGCCGCTTCGTGGGGGGTGGGATTGAGGCGCATCCTGCGCGCGAAGCCACGCTTCTCGCGCTTCATGCGTCTGCGCACCCCGTGGACGCCGGGGGTGGGCCCGGCCGTTACTCGCGGCACGTCTCGACCTTTTCGCGCAGGCGCTTCATGCGGCGGAAGCTCTTCTTCGTCGCCGCGGAGATCGGGCGGCGCTCGTCTTTCGCGTCGCGCTGCTGGGCTTTCCTCTCCGATCGCCCGCGGTGGATCGCTGCGTTCCATTTCCTGCGGAGCTCGGCTCGCGTCATTCTCGGATTATTTCACTCAGGTGATTGTTGCGCAACCCATTCTGGGTTATGTCGGGAAATAGTTGCTCGGTACCTGATGGGCCGTGGGGTCGGGGCGTCGCATGGGGTGGCGTTCTCGACCGCCCGGCTCGAGAGGCTGCGAGCAGAAGGGGGTCCGGGTGGAAGACGCCGTTCCGAACGTTCTAGACCTGCCGGCGGTGCAGAAGGAACTCGAACTGCAGCGGCGCGCGCTGTGCACGCTGCTCGCTCTCGTGACCGGCAAGCCGGTGATGACTGACGAGCTCGAGGGACTGCTGAAGGAGCTCGGTTTCGTCCCGGTCTCGCCGCTGCTCATGCCGGCGACCGCGAGAGGATGAAGGCTCCCTCTATCGCGAAGTGCCTTTTCTGCGGCGACAAGTTCGACCGCGGCGGCACGCGGGCGCTCTACTGCTCGGAGGCGTGCTGCTCGCAGGCCAACGAGGCGAAGCGTGCAGGCACGCCGAAGAGGCGCAAGCAGAACCGCGACGCGCAGCGACGCTGGCGTGCACGGCAGAAGGAAGCGCGATGATCGACCTCACGAAGTACACCAAGCGCCAGCGTATCGCGCTCGAGCGGCTCGAGACGATCGGGCACCGCGAGCCGATGCTCTCTCGCGATGTCGTGACGCGAGAGACGAAGGTCGTGAACGGCTTTCGCTGCGTCTCGGGGCTCACGGTCGACGACGACGAGCCGATGGCGTGGCATGCGTGGGTTGGCATCATCGACCCGAAGGACACGGTGATCGTCGGCGGCGCGGACGACTACTTCGTGCCTCTGCGCATGTGGGGCACGATCCCGTGGGCTGCGGAGCTCTGCGAGATGTGGCTACGCGAGATGCTCGACCTGCCGTGGCACCCCGAGAGGATGTACCAGGGCGAGTACCCGAAGGGCCGCCCGACGACGTTCCACCGCATGGTGAAGCTGAACGACGACGAGCGTCGCTACGTCGAGGATCTTCGTGCGAAGCACCTCGACCCCACGGTGCCGATCAAGGATCCGGGCTGGAACCTGCTGCCGGGCGAGATCGCGCCGGAGCCGGACGTGCCGGAATGATGGACCTCGGCATCCGCGAGATCTGGGACAGCGACACGATCATCTTTCGCTGCGGCTGCCACATGCTGCGCTGGCCGTGGAAGGATGGGAGGCGCGCGGTGCGGCTCGACGGCTGCGGGCGCTACGAGCACTACGACGACGCACTGGCGCTCGTCGATCCGCTCGATCTCCGCTGGACAGACAAGGAATCGTTGATGATCTGCTACGACGAGCGCGAAATCCCCGGAGAGTTCATTTTCGTGCATTGATTTCTTGCACCACTGCAAGAAAGCGATTATTCGCGTCGTGCGGTGGCGCACGAAAAATCGCAAAAATCCCCTGATCTCTCCTCGCTGACGCCGGAACAACTCGCGGAGGAGTTGCGCTCGCTCACCGAGCAGACCGACGCGATCGTCAATTCGACCGGCTTCCTGCGCTTCACGCCGCTCAAGTACCAGCTCCCCTGGTACGAGGCCGAGAATGAGATTCGCCCCGTCGTCGCCCCGAACCAGCAGGGCAAGACGACCTGGGGCGCCATCGAGACGATCTCGGGCTGCACCGGCATGCGCCCGATCGCGCTCGGTGGCAAGGACCAGGCGCGCCCGCAGCGCGGCTCAAAGCGCGGCTATCGGGCGCTGGTCTCGGGAGAGTCGTTCGACGCGCTGCGCGACAACGTGCTGCCGAAGTTCTCGGAGTTCATCTCGCCGGGGATGCTGCAGGGCCCGCCGAAGAAGAACGCGGAAGGCTTCCCCTACCTCTGGCGCTTCGCGACCGGCGCGGAAGCGGTCTTCATGTCCTACCAGCAGGACGTGTCCGTGTTCGAGGGTGCGGTCTGGGACCGCGCCTGGTTCGACGAGCCGCCGCCGCAGGCGATTTTCAACGCCGTGCGCCGAGGTCTCATGGCCCGCCGCGGCCGGGTTGACCTGTCGCTGACGCCGCTCAAGGAGGCGTGGATCCTCGACGAGCTCATCGAGCCGGGGAAGGATCCCGATTCCCCGCTCTACGGGGCGGTCGCGATCTTCCCGCCGATCGACATCCACGCCAACTGCGCGCAGTGCAACCCCGGCGTCGGCGTCCTGCCGCACGACCGGATCCTGACCTTCCTCGCGCTCATCCCGCCGGCCGAGCGCGCGGCGCGCGAGTTCGGGATCTTCGCGGGCGTCGCGGACCTCGAGTTCCCCTACGTGCTCGACGACACGCATGTCGTTCCCGACATCGACGTGCGGCGCTGGGGCTGGCCGGTGGTCGAGGTGGTCGACCCGGCGATGAAGCGCCCCCTGCACTGCGGCTGGTTCACGGTCGATCCCGACGAGAACTGGTACTGGTTCCACGCCGCGCAGGTGCCGAACGACGGCTTCTCGAGGATGGTGCGCGACATCCAGGCGCACCGGCGCTTCGTCGGGCGACAGCCGGACCTGGCGATCATGGACCGGCGCGGCGGCAAGCACCGCATCGACGCCGATCTGAAACAGGACTGGTTCGAGAAGTTCCGCCGGGCGGGCATCGACTACCGCGAGTCGGTCGACACCCACGTGCAGACCCTGCACGACTGGCTGCGCCCTTCTTACAATCCGAGTGCCGAGCAGAAGGAAGTGCCGAAGCTGCGCATCTGTCGCAGCGTCGCCGAGATGCAGAAGGGCCCGCTGTGGGCCTTCAGGAGGTTCGTGTGGGTCGCAGATCCGTCGAAGAGGGACCGGAAGTTCTACGAGCAGACGGGCAAGGACTGGGTGGACCTGGCGATGTATCTTCGGGCAGCGGAGCCGACGTTCAAGAAGCTGCTGCGGGACGAGGGGCCGCTGGCGTCGGGGAGCCCGCTGGCAATGAGCTACCAGCAAAGCGACGTGGACGACCCAGGGGAGCGAAGGACGCGCAGCCGCGGCGGCGCTCCAAGCCTGGCGGAGTCGTACACGACGCCGAGCGACTGGCGGCACCTGATCCCAAGGGGATACAGCTAGCCGAGGAGCGCGAGCCTCGGATCATCGAGGCCGAGTTCACGCCTGCACCGCTCGAGCCCGAGCCCGAGCTGCCGCCGCTGCTGCTCTCACACGCCGAGGTCGACGCGCTGCGGCAGGGGGCGTTTCGCGCCGGCTACGAGCAGGGCGGGAATGAGGTGCGCGCCGCGTGGATGCACCCGGAGAACCGCTACATCGTCGCGAGCCTCATCGGCGCGGCGGTGATCGACGACCCGGTCGAGTTCGGCAACTGGTGCAAGCACGGGTTCGAGTTGCTCAAGCAGTTCCGCCTCGGCGAGCGCGACGAGCGCGTCATGTTCGAGCGCGCGAACCAGCGTCTCGCTGAGCAGCCGAACGTGACCATGGGCGGTGACCGCATCCCGTTTGCCGCGCACGAGGGCCGCGAGCCGTCGCCCGAGCTGGCGGCGCGCTGGCAGGAACGCTTCCAGCGCAACCTCGCCTCGGGCGCGTACACTGACCCGGACGGGGGATCCCAGTTCTTCAGCGGCCAGCCCGGCCGGCACGTTCCGCCCGCCGGCGTTCCCGAGGCGGCCCTCGCGCAGCGCCCCATGCCCGAGTATCAGCCGGCCGACATGAGTGCAGTGGTGCAAGATCTGGTGCGTCAGGAGCTTGCAAAGTTGCAAGGTTCGGCGTATGGGGCGGGCGGCATGCCCGTTGCTCCGACCCCGCAGCCCGCTCCGTCGCCGATCGTTCGGCCCACCTCGCAGTGGACGAACGCAGGCTTCGGCGTGACTCCGGGGTACGTGCCGAGGCGATAGGTGCTGGGCGGCGGGATGGGAGCCGGGGGGCTCCCCGGACCCGCATACGGCGGCGCAATGCAGGGGCCCCCGCCGCCCGCATCACTTCTCGCTCCGTTCCCGAGCCCGAACTGGGCCGAGCTCGTACAGCGCGACGACTGGCGGCAGCTCGGAATCGTCGACATCGAGCGCGCCCGCGCCATGACCGAGCAGGACATCCTGCAGTCGATCCAGACGGCGCGGCAGAACTCCGCGACCGCGCGCCGAGGCCTCGAGGACGAGTGGCGGCGGATGGAAGACCTCTACCATCTGCGCACCTTCGACAGGATGAAGCAGCCCTGGCAGGCGCGCGTGAAGGTGCCGGAGGTGCAGACCAAGCTGCGCGTCACCTTGTCGCAGCTTCAGGGCGTGCTGCTCGATGCGCCGCAGTGGTTCCAGGTTCTGAACGAGCCGAAGACCTACTACGAGCCGCAGACGCGGCTTCTGCAGCACTGGCTCGGGATCGTCGTCGAGCAGGCACGCACGATCGAGAACGTGCTCGCCATGTGGGAGCAGGCGTTCCTGCTGGGCACCGGCTTCCTGCGCGTCTCGGTCGACAACTTCGTCGAGCGCCGCCCGCACGTCATGCAGCCCGACCCGATGGAGGTCGAGCAGTGGCAGATGCAGATGCAGCAGTGGCAGCAGGCGGCGATGGCAATGGGGCCGCAGGCTGGCCCGCCCCCGCAGCCGCCGCGGCCCTACGTGTCGACCATGTCGATGCCGCGCAACCAGTTCCGCACCGACTTCGTCTCGGCGTGGTGCGTCTACCCCGATCCCTACGCGGGCGGCTTCTACAAGGGGAAGTTCGTCATCGAGGAGTCGGCGGTCGACGAGGAGGATCTGCAGGCGCGCGTCGACGCGGGCATCTACGACTCGCTCGACGGCATCGGCGAGCCGGTGTCGTGGGACGCGACGCGTGAGTCGCGCTACCGCCGCACCGAGCTCCTCGACTCGCGCGCCATGTCGCGCCGGCAGCACCTCCTGCAGCGGTACGTCGGCAACCTCTACGACAAGGACGGCAGGATCGTCTGCGAGAACTGGTGCTTCGATGCGGTGAACGAGAAGGCGCTGGTGCGCGCCTGCCCGAACCCGCTCTGGCGCGGCCAGAACGGCTACATCTGCTCG